AGGCGGACCTCACCGCGGCCGCGCGCCACACCGCCTACCAGATGCTCTGGGGGACCGGCGTTTCGCCGCGCATCCTCGATCAGCACGGCGAGGAGATCGAGCACACGGTCGAGCCGGGCGCGTTCCTCCGCGAGACGAGAGAGGGGGCGCGCTTCGGCACCTTCCCGGCCGGCGACACGTCAAACCTCCTCAGCGTCAAAGACGCCAAGCGTAGAGATTTCTTCCAGGTGCGCTCCGTCCCGCTACACACCGTGACCGGCGGCGACTGGCCGAGCGGCGAGGCGATCTTGCGCGCGGAGCAAGGGCTGGTCGCCAAGGTGGCGCGGCTGGCGGCGCTGTTCGGCGCCGGCTGGGGCAGCGTGGCGCACAAGGCGACGCGCCTCAGTAACACGTTCGGGCGCACCGAGTTGGACGAGAACGCGCCGCTGTCGCTGACGTTCCGCCCGCCCGACAAGCTGAACCCGATCCTCTACGCCAGCGTGATCCGCGACCTGGCGGATGTCTTCGGTTTGCGCGAGGCAGCCCGCCAGTTCGGGATGAGGCCGGACGAAATCGACCGCATCGTGGAGGAGATCGCGGAGGACCGGCGCGAGCAAGGCACCGTGGCCGGCCTCCTCTTCAACCGTGGGCAGGGCTAGCGCGTGAGCGCCGAGGGGGGTATAGGCGATGGCGGAGGATCAGTCGAGGAGCACCGGGATGTATCCACCCGGCAGCATTGGCGAGGCGAGGGAGCAGGCCGAGCGTGACTTGTGGGAGGCGATACAGCGCGCCGAGCGGGGTATCAATGCTCACTGGTTGACGCGCTGGACGTATCGCCTCGTGCGGATACGGAACTGGAGGCCGTGGTGAACGGACATCAGGCGGGAGTGCTGCGCCCCCGCTTCCACCTCTTCCTCAGGCCCTATCAAGCACCAGGGGATTATTATGACTCCTATCACACCTTACAAGAGGCGCAGGATGCTTGCAATCCAGCGTGGGCGAATTACGACGTGGCGGAAATCTACGGTTATACCGCGCGCCACACGCTGTCATTCGTAGCGCGTGGCTATAGCTATGGGGGCCCCTGGCATTGGGAAATACTGGCGGGTGGCGATAACACGGTGACGGAGGGGCAACGTGCAACCAAAGACCTCTGCTGAGGATCGTTTCTTCGAGGGCGAGGTCGGCACGATAGAATTCGCGATTAACTGTGCCGTTGGCGAGGGCGCGATCTCCTCGCACCAGGCGCGTCAAAACCATCGAGAGATCGCTCGGTTGCGTGACACGGCGAACGCCTGGGATCGACTGGAAGCCGCGTGTCAGCCTGGCGCCGTTGATCTGTCGCCGGGGGAGAAGGCGCTGCTTGGGGACGTGCTGGCGCGGGCACGCGCGGCACTCGCGCAATAGATGGGCGCGAAGAAGCGGCGGCGGGCCAACATGCACAGCCCGGTCTGGGCGGGGGACGTGGCGCTCGCGCCGGTGGCCTATCATGAGGTGCCGTGAGCGCCCCGGACGACATCCTCTCGGTCACGGCGCGGTATAGGGCCGCGCTCGCCCGCAGGGAGGCGGTCGCGGCGGCCCGCATGGAACGCGCCTATACCCTGGTCATCGCCCGCATTGAGGCGGACGCTACGGCGCTCGCGGCGCGCTATGAGGGGGAAGACACACCGGCAGCGGCAATAGCGCGTAGCGCCCGCTACAGGACGCTACAGGGGCAAGCGGAGGCCGAGCTAGCGCAATGGGCGCGGTATGCGACCGGCGTGATCGCGGAGGAGCAGCGCGCGGCGCTCACCATCGCCAAGGCCTCGGCCGATGACCTACTCAGGCTGACCGTCGGGACGGCGTTCGACCGGCTGCCAACCGGGGCGTTACAGGAGTTGGTCGGCGCCCTGGGGGACGGCTCGCCCCTCAAAGACCTCCTCGCCGGGCTGGCCGATGACGGAGCCAAGACGCTAGGCAACGAACTGCTAACGGGGCTGGCGCGCGGGCTGGGGCCGGCTAGCATCGCGCGGAACCTGCGCGCGGTGTCGGGCACTCCGCTGGTGCGGGCGATGGCGATCAGTCGGACTTCCGTGATGCAGGCATTCCGCGCCGCCTCCCTAGAGTCGTACCGACAGAACAGCGATGTGGTTTCGGGCTATCGCTGGCTTGCCACCAAGTCCTCCCGTACCTGTCTCAATTGTCTCTCCCGCGACGGGTCGGTGTGGCCGTTGTCTCGCATCATGCCGGTTCACGTAAATTGCCGCTGCGCCCTAACACCGATTACCCGGTCGGGATTGACCGAGAGTATGGAAACGGGCCGCGATTGGTTCGCGCGCCAGGACGAGGCCACACAACGCACGATGATGGGCCCCAGGGCGTATGATGCCTACCAGCGCGGCGATGTGCGTCTCAGTGACTTTGAGGGCGAGCGGTCCGATCCTCGATGGGGACAATCGACCTATCAGCGGTCGTTGCGGGAGATTCTTGGTGCTCGGGAGTTGGATCGTGCAGCAGATTAGGAAGGGGGCCGGATGATGGCGAAGTATCTCGGCGCGGGGTTCCTCTATTTCCTCCTGGCGCTCGGCGCGCTGACGCTGCTGTACGGGAGCGGTCGCGCGCTGCTCTGGCTCGGCGTGCTCCTGCCGCTGTGGGCGGGGCCGGCGCTCGGTGGGTTGCTCCTGGGCGCGCTGGTGATGCTGCTGTTCGGCGCGTTACTGGCGACACGGGCACGCGGGCGCTGAGCCGCGAGATTGCTCCCCTCGCGCTGTCAACCTTTTGCCACATTCCAACACATGATAGAGTAGAGGCCGCTGTATTCACCCACTATCGGGAGGTTTCGCGCATGGCCACATTCTTAGCCCTCTACCGCGGCGAGACGATCAGTTCCGCTAAGCTGGTCGCTGTCACCTCAGACCCCATCATCGTCGCGGAGTTCGCCGGGTGCTTGCTCCAAGACCCGGCCGAAAGTGACACCGCAGACCCGGTGCTGCTCAGTATTGAGCAGGGGCGGCAGCAAGCCCTGCGCCACATCGTGCAAGAGGGTTGGCGGACGGAGGCGACGCCCACGCCCGAAGCGTAACCGTGAGCCGCGCCTGTACTTGACAGTAATCCCCCAATCGTCTAGTCTATAACCGAATCCACGAGGGCCGCTTGTGCCCACGCCGTCTGTGATCGGACAGACAGCGTGGGCATTTTGCATTTCCGCACCAGCGGCGTTCCTACCCGGCGGCCTCAACCACGCACCACGCTCACGCGAGCGGTAATCGCGGCAGGAGAAATAACGATGTCGGCCACGACCACGATTGAGACGACCGTGCCAGCGGACGAAACCCCTCCCACCACGCCAGCCGGGGGCGGCACCACCGGCGGGGAGACGCCCGCACCGCGCACCTTCACCCAGGCCGAGCTCGAGGCGACCATCGCCGAGCGGATCGGCCGGGAGCGCAAGAAGTACGGCGACTACGACGACCTGAAGAAGAAGGCCGTCGAGTTCGACAAGGTGAGCGAGGCGCAGAAGACGACCGAGCAGAAGCTGGCCGAGCGGATCGCGGAACTGGAACGGGAGACCGAACAGGCCCGCCGCGACGCCGACAATGCCCGGCTCGACGCGGTACGCAGCCGAGTTGCCGCCAGGCACAAGCTCCCCGACGAGATCGCGGCGCGGCTGGTCGGCGATGACGAAGCCGCGATTGAGGCGGACGCTACGGCGCTCGCCAAGCTCCTCGCCCCGCCGGCCGCGCCCAACCCGGAAACGGGGCAGCGTGGCGGCGGCACACCGGCCGAGGCGCGAGAACGCACCAAGGCCTTCGTCCAAGCAAACCAGCGCTACGCGCCCCTCTAACGGCGCGAGCGCGCAGTAGGAGGAACCCCCAGTGGCAGAAGTCTCGAAGAGCGGCACACCGTCGCTCGCGACCGTCAATCCCGGTGCGGAACACCGCATCACCGGCCTCCTGGCCGGCGAAGCGCTCGCGGCGGGCGATGCCTGCCGCATCAATGCCGCTGATGGGCGCGTCTACCGCGCTAGCGGTGCCGCGGCCGGCGCCAACGCCAAGGTGCGCGGCTTCGCGGCCGTCGCCACCGCCGTCGGCGAGGCGGTCACGCTCTTCCACGATGTCAACGTCCGTTACGGCGCCGCGCTCAGCCCCGGTGCCGATCTGTTCGTGTCGGGCGTCACGGCGGGCGCGCTGGCCGACGTCGCCAGCATCGGCGGCACCGGCGCTATCGGCTACGTGATTGATGCCACACGCATTCGCGTGTTCGCGTCGCGGTACTAGGAGGAAGCGAGATGGCTTACGGCACACTCTCCGTCTCCGACCTCCTGGCAACGACGCAGCAGAGCGTCGCGGAGGTCGGTGAACAGCAGGTATTCCAGGCAATCAACGACGCGCTGGTGTTTCATAACAGCCTCGTTGCCGAGAAGCTCGGCACGCTGGTGGAGCGCAGCACCGACCGGCAGCGGCGGTACGGCGGCCCGGCCGCGATGTCGATGGATTTCGTTGACGAGTTCGGCCGCGCCGACGCGCAGAAGATTGGCGCGGGGATCACGGTCGGCTTCCCCTTGCGGCTGGCCGAGGTCTCGATTCAGTGGACCCGCAAGTACATGCAAAACAACAGCCCTGCCGAGCTGACCGCGCAGTTCCAGGCCGCGCAGGATGCGGACGCGAAGATCCTCGAGAAGTCGATCAAGCAGGCGCTCTTCACCCCGACCAACAGCACGTTTATTGACCGCCTGGTCGATAACGTCTCGCTGGCGGTCAAGGCGCTCCTCAACGCGGACGGCGCGGACATCCCGCTCGGCCCGAACGGCGATGTGACGTTCGATCCCGCGACCCACAGCCACTACAACACCAGTGCGGCGCTGGACGTGGCCGCCATGAACGCGCTGATCGATGACGTGGTCGAGCACCACGCGACCGGCGCGGCGCAGGTGTATATCAACATCGCGCAGGAGGCGACCGTCCGCGCGCTCACCGGCTTCGTCGCCTACCTCGACCCGCGCATCATCCCCGCGCAGAGCACGACCACCGCGCGGGGGACGCTCAACATGCTGATGCCGCACAACCGCGCTATCGGGGTGTTCGGCTCGGCCGAGGTCTGGGTGAAGCCCTGGGTCCCGGCGACCTACCTCTTCGCCTACGTCGCGGGCGCCCCGTCCCCGCTGGTGATGCGCGAGCGTCCCGGCTCCGGCGGGCTGGTGATCGCGGCGGAAGACGAGAACTACCCGCTGCGGGCGCGGACGATGGAGCGGGAGTTCGGGGTAGGCGTTTTCGAACGTACAAATGGCGCCTGCCTCCAGATAACCGCCGGAGCTTATTCTGCACCGACCTTCGTTTGAGTTTTCGTAACCTACTTGACCACATGGTCGGGATGGACACGAATGCAGCGATGGTTCTTGCAGAGACGAACGACCTGGACGTTCGCGTAGAGAGGGCATAGGAGGAATGACGATGGCACGACAGGAGAAGCGCCCGGCCGAGTTGGAGCACCAGACGGCCGGGGGCGGGGTGACGGACAAGGACGCGCCGGCGCCGCGCACCGGGGCCTTCGGCGATGACGTGGCGATCGCCCAGTCCCGCGCCGAAGAAGCGCGCGAGGACGGCGATGAGGACGAGGCCGAGCCGGTGCGCTACATCGTGGACGGCAAGACGGTCGATCCCGATGGCAAGGAAGTCGAGGAGTAGGTAACGAGTGAGCGCCACGTTCAACCCGGCGCTGACGAGCAATCGGGACTGGCTGCGGTTCCGCCTGGGCGACCGGGACACGACCGCGCCGCTCTTCCCCGACGCGACCTACGACGCGGTACTCGTGGCGGCGGGGAGTATCACCGCTGCGTTGCAAACGCTCGCGGCGGCGCTCATCGCCGAGTACAGCCGCAAGCCGGAGGTGGTGGACATCACCGGCGCGCTCAAAGCGGAGTGGAAGTCGCGCCTCGCCACCTGGCAGGCGCTCGCGGGCGGCGGGACGACGGCCTACGACGGCGGCGGCATGGTGATCGCCATGCCCCGCCGCCCGGCGTCGACGGCGCCCGAGTTCTGAGGGGGGTGATTGTGGTCAAGCTGTTGGTGATCGAACATGCGGACGGCCGGTCCTACGCGGTCGCGCCGGCCGACCTGAAGCGCCAAGCGGAAGCCTTCAAGGGTTTCCGTATCCTCGGCTACGAGGACAACGCCGAGGAGTACGACGGGCCGAAGACGGTCGCCGCGTTCGCCGCACCGGACGACGATAAGCCCACGCCGCGCAAGGCTCCCGCAAGCCAGGGCGAGGGTTCCTAGTGTCGATCTTCTCGCCAGCGGAGATGGCGGGATTCCGCGCCTTGCCGGCCGCGCTCGGCGCGCTCGCGGACAGTTATGCCATCCGGCGCGACACCGTGACCGCCGACAGCGAGGGCGGGCAGACGACCACTATGGCGACGGTCGAGGCCGGGTCGTGCCTGCTCACCACGGGGGCGGTGCGACCGGAGGAACGCCGGCTCGCCGAGCGGGCGGGCGCGACGGCCCCTTTCGTCGTCAAGCTCCCCTACGACACCGGCCTCCGGCCCAGCGACGTGCTGGTGGTCAACGACCGCACGCTCGAGATTCTTGGCGTACTGCGCGGCGGTGCGCTCGGGGTCGTAGTGACTGCTATTTGTGAGGAACGGTCGTGACATGGTGAAGCTCTCGGTGGTCGTGCGCTCCAACAAACTCCCGGTCATCGGCGGCGCTCTGCGCGGCAAGGCGAGCCAGTTGGTC